TTTATTTCATTTTAGACATTAAGTCTTTCATTCTAAGGAATTGAGGATTTTCATAAGTTTTGTTCTCAATTAAGTTAATTGCTGAACCTGTCGTTGGAGTGTTTTCAATTTTACGCTCAAATGATTCATTCATTGATTGACTTGTTGTAGGTGAAAGTTCGTCTTTAATTGTTTTGTACAAATTTTTAGATTCTTTGATTGATTCTACACCATCAAATCTTCTTAATATATTGATTTTTTCTTGTTTTGATGTTGAGTGTTCGGTAAACAAACGTGTAGCGTATGCTAAGTTTGAATTAAATACTGCAACCTCAGTCAATTTATTTCTGAAGATGTTTAATGCTTTTCTGTATTCTTCATTTTTTTCTCTAAGAACTTGGACTTCTGTTGTGTTGTTTTCTTTAAGTGCCATGTTGAAAGCCGAATGAGCTCTTGGTTTTGGTAAACCGCCTTTTCTACCTGCTCTACTACCTGCACCTAATGTACGTACACCTTCTTTGGTTTCTGCTTTTTTGATTGTACCAACAACTTTGTTAGCACCAACATTAGAGTTTTCACCTTTTTTATATTCAAATTTTGCTTTACCCGTTCCAACCGATTTAGGACCTTGTTTCATTTTTGTTTTGAAACCTGTTCCTTGATTTGGATTTTTAGAGTAAACTTTTACGTTAGGTTTTCCCATTCCGACTCCTTTTGGTTTGATAGTTTTCTTACCTGATTTAGATTCGTACATGTTTTCCATGTCTTCATCAAATTCTTCCATATCGTCTTCCATGTCATCATCTTCCATGTCTTCTTCTTCTTCATCATCGTCAAACGAGATTTCGTAAACGACTTCAGATTCACCTGCCATGACATCTTCCATGCCATATTCCATGTCACCTTCCATGTCATCTTCCATGACATCTTCCATGCCATATTCCATGTCACCTTCCATGTCATTTTCTTCCATGAATTCATCATCTACCATATTGTCAGAGTCGTCCTCACCAAAAACTTTTTCAACGATGTCATCGATATTAGAATGAGATTCGTAAAACTCTTCTTCTTCTTCTTCTTCTTCATCGCCATACTCGTCCATTCCTTCACCAACAATCATATATTCTTTGTTTGATTGAGTATCCTTAAGATTAATATTACCGCCAGCGTCTTTCGTTACTACGATATTATCATCAGGTCCCATCAATTGGAATACACGAAGAACTTCTTCGTCTGATTTTTTTGTTAAGTCAATAGGTTCTTCCATGTCATCATCTGCCATATCGTCTTCCATGTCATCATCTGCCATATCGTCTTCCATGTCATCGTCTGCCATATCATCTTCCATGTCATCATCTTCCATGTCTGTATCTTGGTTATCAGCACCCATATCCATGTTATCCATGTCTACAACTGCATCGTCTTCAACCTCGTCATCTGATTCTTGTTCAAATAGAGATTCTTTTACCAATTCTTTGATTTCTTGCGACATTGTTGAAGCAAGTATTCCTTTTGCGTTTTCAGCAACCGCTTCTTCCAAATTTTTCATTTGAATGATTGCCTCTTCTACTAATGATTTTTCTTTTGCCATTGTGAGTTTTATATTTTTAATATAAATATGCCCAACTGTGAAAAAAGTTTACTTTACTTCAATAACAATTAGTTTATTTATCCCTAATAAATATCTCCCATTTAACAAAAAATAAAAAAGGAGGCCTTTTGGGTCTCCTTTTAATTTATTATTGAAATTTAATTTACTCTATTACTTCATTAATTTTACTTTCAACAATTGCCGTAATTCTCCAATCTTGGGTATACGTCTCGAAAATTTTAGTTATTTTCGCCTCAACATCAGTTGGTGTGAATCCTTTTACTAATTTTTCTTCTTTTACTTTTTTTACTTTCCCTGATTCTGAATCAACTGAATCGGTTGTAATTTTTGCTACGAAATAAATTTCTCCTTGTTCCATGTTTAATAATTTTTTTATCTGTTTCCTAAATAATCGTTCAATTTCTTCATTAAGTCAAGCGATTTGTTTCCTGATTCTCCGACATGTCTTTCTACAGACATCTTTTTTTCTTCTCCAATGTTCTCATCAAAATTACCTTTATCTTCTTTATTTAAGAAAAGATAAGCTCCTGGTGTTGATGGAGAAGAAACTAAATCAAAACAAATTAATTCATAATCATTTTGTACTTCATTCTGTTCACCAATCTTTTTTAGAGACCCAACACCTCTTGATGAGATACCAAGGGTAACACCTTGTCTTAAATAGTTTGCTGCCATATCTCCTTTAGTCGATACAATTCCTCTTTCGTGGAATCCTGGACTTGTAAGTAATTTTAATTTTCCCATTAAAGTATCCCCTTCCCACCAAACATCTGTAATTAAATGTGCTACTCGGTCTAAATCAATTAATGAAGATTCGGGGTGATTTAACTCAGATAAAGAGGTTCCTTTTTGAATTAATTTTTTATAATTTTCGGCTTCTCTTTTAAGAATTTGTTCTGGGTATACTCTTCCGTTTCTATTAGGTGTATTATATTTTTGTAAAACCGCATAAAACTCAAATGGTTTAGAATGGTCTAACATATTTGTTGATTCTAATATGTAAGAATTTTGTTCACTTTTTGGTGAAATGTATCCTGCGTCATACTCAACAAGAATTAACTTTTTATTTAGTTCATTTTTAGTATTAATATACATTGTCATTTTATTTAAATTTCCATTTATAACCTTCAACACTTTTTCTTTGATTATTACAAACCATTCTGATTGTGTTTTGATTTATTAATAAATATTAAAGATTGTCTATTTGTGTCACTAATTCTTTTCTTTTACCATTTTTAGTTGGGTAAAACTTAAAGTATTCGTGTTCATAAAAACTTTGTTGTAGAATGTCTTTTGTCATTTTTTTCAGAGAATCTCGTAATTTAATTGATTTGAAGTCTGTTTCTTGTTCTTTTAGGTAAATGTTAATTTCTAAATTTAAGAATGATTTTTTTCCTGTCGATAATCCACTTGACCGTAAATCTAAATCAACAATAAAGTTATCGTCAAATAAGTGTCTATCAATACTATTGTGTACAATGTGTTTTATTTCCCGACTTAGATTTAAAACAACCCTGTTCCAATTCTCTGTATTTTTTATTGGTTCTACCCATGTTTGAAGATTTAAATAAATTGATTTAAAGTTTATTGAGTCTACCGTGCCGTATACGACTTTTGTAGACTTGAATCCTTGGATTTGCGAGGTTTTCCCCTTTTTCATTAATTTCCATATTTTTATAGTTTATTTTCCAAAAAAATAGGTATATTTGTTCCAATAGTCAAAATAAATTAAAATGGTTAGATATTTGTAATTATATGCTAATAATCAAAGTGGAAAAGGGTAATCTTGAAAGAGCCCTAAAAATGTACAAAAGTAAAGTCATCAAAACAAGACAAATGTCTGAATTAAATGAGCGTAAAACATTTGTTAAACATTCTGTGAAAAATAGAAAAATGATGATGAAGGCAAAATATGTTCAACAAAAGTTTAAATCTAACAAAGACTAAAGCGATTCTTTAAGATTCTTTAATTTAAAATAAGATAGTTTGTCATATTTTTCTGATTCAACTTTTTCAATTGTTTCGGTAATTCTACTTAATGTACCGATATCAGAACCCTCTTGTAGGGTTTTTAATTTTACGATTACTTCTCCTTTAATTGTCTCAAAATTTTCTTTTAAGACAGAATCGTCAGTAGATAAAAATTTCATTAAATCTTTCTTTTCAGATTCGTTTAATTCATTGATATAACTTGAGATTGTTTTATTAGCAACATTTACCATTGTAGTTAGTGGTAATTTTATAATTTTCTTACTAATTGGTTTTGTAACCATTAAGGATTCTTTAATTAATTTTTTACTTTTGATTTTAGATTCAATTGTTAAGACATCAGTTGAAAATAACCCATCAATAGTTTCGTATAAGTTTTTAGATTTAATATCGCTAACCCAAGTCTTTAGATTATTTAATTCAGAAGATTTAATTTTGTTAATAGTGTTTTCATACATAGTAATACACTCATGTATATAATCATTAACCGTATTTTCGTTTAAACCTTTCTTAGAACTTAATTCATCTTACTGATATTTTTATTTTCCAATACTAATTTTTTAAAATTCTTTAATTCATCTTTAAAAGTATCATTAGAATATGATTCTAATAAAACTTTTTCTATCTTAGATTTTAATATACCAAACTTAATCATTTTTGTTTTTTTTTATTATAAATATCAATCTTTTAGAAGTTTACTCAGTTGAGCTTCCATTTCTCCTAAAGAATTTTTCCCTTTGGACAAATCAATATACGAGTCTTCGTCTGTTAATGAGTTTGATTCTAATAGAATTTTTAAGTTATTCCGTTTAAAAGACTCAGGTGTTACTCCCGCAGCTCCGCCTGGCTCAGGACCTGGTGGTGGTGGTGGTGGTTCTCCTCCTTCGTCACCTCCAGGAGGTGGTGGGGCTCCTCCCGCGTTTGCGGTTGACCCTGATTTATTACCGTATAGTTTGTCAACGTTATCGAAGATACCTGAATGAGTAATGATTGTTGCAGTATTAGTTAACTCAGCTCCAACCGCTTTTTCAATACGTTGTTGTTGTAAATCAAGTTTAATTTCTTCATCAGAGAATCCTAATACATGTTTTTTCGCCCATGATACTGATACAGGTGCAATACCTTCGATAGAGGTAACCGCGTCTTTGTAAAGTAAAATCTTTTCTTTCCACAAATCAACTTTTAATAAATCCGCTTGAGAAGATGGGTTAGTTAACCCTAATGTAAAGTTTGATAACTCGTCTTCAAATCCTAATAAAAATAGGTGGATAATTGCAATTTTATTTAATTCAGCAATCATACATTTTTGAATTCTATTAATAGTTCTTGCAAAACGTATATCCATTAATGATAAATCTTTACCTCCACCAACAGGTTCTTCAAAACCTAAGAAAGCTTTAGGTACACGTAGAGCGGTTAACAATTTCTTTTGAATATATTCGATATCCGCAATTTCAGATAAGTTAGTTGCTCCGGGTAAGGTATCAATTGGGTTTGGTGCCGCAGCGTCTCTTACAGGAATAAAGTAATCTTGGTCAACCGCCATTTGGTTGAAACGTAAATCTACATTACCTGTTTTACTATCTACGACTTGGTCTCTTTTAAATTTGTTTGCGACACGTTGTACATACGGCTCAACGTCTTTATCGTCCATGTTACCAACAAATACTTTGAATACTCTTCTTTCAGGTGCTCTTGATGTTCTATAAATTAACATCGCGTCTTCAGATAACAATAATTGTTTCCAAATACGTCTTGCTTTTTCTAACATCGAAGTACCATAGGGAAGTTTTCTATCGTCACCTAATAATCTAAAGTGAGCAATCTCCCATGAATTAAATTCCATCGCTTTGGCTTTCCAATTAAATCTTAAACCTTTGTTTTCAATAGGTTCATCGATATTTTGTTTTGCCGCTTGAGCTCTT